CCAGCCAATACAGCTGAGTAAAGAGTTAAGGGGTTCAAGAAAAGACTTCTCAAACATTTTATCATAATCAATATATTCCCGAATTTTAAATTCAGGAGGTACTTCACCAGCAAAGGTAATAACATGGGTACCAAGTGGATTGGGTTCACGAAGATACAAGAACTTAATCTTATCACCCTCTTGAATCAACTGATACTTTTTCTCTAGCCCCTTACTTGTGACTAGATGATTATATATGAGAGCACCCCTCACGTGAATGGGGGTACCCTTCCTAAAGATACCGTTAGAGTCTGCGTACTCTTTGATACCGTTAACACCACGGGGGAAAGCAATATCTTCCGGCTCAAGACTATGCCACCTGGCTTCTAGATCTACTACATACTTTCTTAAAGTAGTCTCATCCTTGGTAAGCGCAATAGCTACTGCCTCTTTCAATGCCTTCCGTACCGGAGCAGGGGTAGAGGATCTAACAATCTCCATACCCAGTACTTTTAGCTTCGGGGGATCGTATGCAACTCCCTCAGAATTATAAACGTTAACAGCATAGCGTTTCTTAGCAATCCAGATACCTCTATCGGCAATAATCTCACGCTTGAACTTAATCTTACGTTGGTAAGTATTCAGATAATCCGAAATAGACTCGCAAGCATCATTGATCGTCGGTTCAATTTGAGTTGCGCAGTACTTATCGAGTACGTCAACGATTGCTGACTTCTCTTTACCTGCAAGATTCTTCTCAACAAGAGCACCAAGAGTAATATAGGTAGAATCGGTATCAGCGTAAAAAGAATAATCAACATCCTTAGTACCTACTTCCTTATTTACAAATTCGTTTAGTTTTTTAGCAACCGATCTAATTAAAAACTGACCAGTCATAGTAATACCTTCGGCAATACGAATATCGTAATACCTAAAGTGAATATTGCCCATTGCACCGTAAAGTGAGTTCATCAAGATCTTAGCAGCCATCTGCTTGGAGTTAAGACTAGAGATCAAACCAAGATACTTTTTATCTTTAGTTTCCTCGTACATAGTCTGGGCAGCTAACATTTCTTTCTTCGCCACCTGCCTGGAGGTAAAGTAAAACTCAATAAGCTCAGGAAATATACCTTTCTTAGTTCGAGTAAAACTCTGTCCATTTGCAGTCATAGACCAGTTATTCTTATGCAACTCTGACGTATTTACCTCATGGTCTATCAACCGCTGGATCGATCTTTCGTCATCTGCTAAGAACTTTTGACCATCTACCAGTGTCTCCGGAGACATATTCCAGGTCATAATAATAGAGGGGTACAGGGAGGTAGCGTCAAAAGATACTACCCAGTCGTAGCGAGAAGGTTTAGGTTCCTTAACATACGCACCCATGATAGTACGATCCTTATCTGGATCTACACCCGGGGGATTATGTACAATAATATTATCTTTCAACAACTTATTGTATAGGATACAATCCCAGGTTCTTACAGACGAAAAGATATCGGTATAGTTACACTTAGCATCATAAGCCATCGTAAGAATCAAGTTAATGATCCTCATCTTATCTTCTAACCTATCTACCAACTCTACGTCGCGGATATTATAGTCTACGAATAGTTCCCAGTCCTTGGTATAGAACTCTTTAAACGTTGCATGAGGATTCTTTAACTTATTTTCACCGAGCTCTTCCATAGCAACGGTATCCAGTTTATAGTTCTCGACCATCTTATAAGAAAACTTCTTATACAGATCCATAAAGTCGAGAATAGAAATACCGCACCATTCATACGCCAATTGAGTACGACCCCGGGCAGTAGGCACTTCGTATTGTCTGATAATACCCCACGGTGAACATTCATCTAAGGCTTTCTCACCAAGTACTTTTGTAATGCGAGAAGATAGGTATGCGATATCGAATAACTGACTATTCCAACCTGTCGTCACATCAGGGTAATCGGACTTATGATGATTAATAAACTGACGTAAAAGATCGAACTCGTCCTTACACTGAACGTATACGGAATTAGGTTTCTTACTTAGATAAGGGCCACAACCGAATGTAGTAATTACTTTAGTATTAAAGTCCTGTACAGATATAAGAGTAACTTGCTCTTGAGCAGTCCTGGGTTCAGGAAACCCGTATTCCGTTGTCGTCTCAATATCGATAGTCACAATTTTCATCAACGATATATCGAACTCAATCATATCAGGGAACATCTTACTGATGAACTGATACGTATAACTTCTATTACCGAAGATAGGGAAGTTACTTACCTCCTTATACTGCTCAACAAAGTTTCTTGCTTCTTTAATCGTACTGAACTTAATCTTTTCGAGATTTTCACCCCACAACGACTTAAATTCTGATGGTTTACCAGAACGAACATATAGGGTAGGTTGGAAAGGAATCTTTTGATTTACGCGTTTTCCGTCTTTAAAACCACGAAAATGAACGTAATTTCCACGCGTATAGATATTAGTATAGAAGAGCATTTGCTTATTATAGGTGCTTTCGAATACTTATGCCACCCTACGGGACCATAAATAAATGAATATCATAATGAATTATAATACGAAAGTGAGTGAATAGCGACTAAACACTACCCAAAAGGATAAGTAAATGACATACAAGTACAAAAAGCTTGTGGCAATGCTTTTTGTTATGATATCTGGGAGCATTAATGCTCAGACATTGATCAATCAAGGCACTTATGACTCTAAAAGCCTTGTTGATACCAACAGTACTACTACTAGTACCAGTACAATTAACACCAACAATGTAAACAGCGGTACTACTACCGTTAATAACAATACCAATCTAACTGGTGGTACGACTAATACAAATAATAATAACAATGTTAACAGTGGTACAGTAACTAACAATAATAACAATAACAACGTTATGAGCGGTTCAGTTACCTATACAAATAATAATAACAACAACAACGTTAACAGCGGTACTCAAACGTTTAACAACAATAACGTTAATACTGGCACAATGACCAACAACAATAACAACGTTAATACTAGTACTAGTACCAGTGTTAATACTAACAATAATGTTAATACTGGTACTATGACCTATAATAACAACAATGCAAGTACTAGCACAAACGTTAATACCAATAATAATATTAACAGCGGTACTCAAACGTTTAACAACAACAATGTCAGCACTAGTACCAGTAATAACAACAATGTGAATACTAATAACAATATTAACAGCGGTACAATGACCTATAATAATAACAACGTGAATACTAGCACTAGTGTTAATACTAATAATAATAACAACGTGAATACTAGTACCAGTGATAACACAAATAGAAATATTAACACTGGCGATATGACTAACCGCAATATTAATACAAGTACTAGTACTTCAACAAATACAAATAACAACGTTAATACTGGCGATATGACTAACCGCAATATTAATACTACCACTGCCACAACCAGTAACACTAACAATAATATCAACAGTGGCACAATGACCAACATTAATCAGAATACCAATAGCGGTACAATGACTAATAACAATAATAACACTAACGCTAGTACAAGCTCTAACAATAATGTTAATCAAAACATTAACAGTGGCGAGATGACTAATAAGAATATCAATGAGAGTAATATTACACAACGTATTATTCAACCTCCTCCAACCGCAGTTGCACCTACCATGATGTCAGGTGGTAATGCTGACTTATGTAGCACAGGAACCAGTGGTAGTGTACAAACTCAAATCTTTGGTGTAAGCAGTGGCGGAACAGTCCGTGATATGAATTGCGAACGCTTAAAGTTATCTAAAACCCTTTATGACATGGGCATGAAAGTGGCCGCAGTTGCCACTATGTGTCAAGACCGTAGAGTTTTTGATGCCATGATGGCTGCAGGAACACCGTGCCCTTACGAGGGTAAAATTGGTGCTCAAGCTAAGGCAGCATGGGAAGATAACGCAGATAAAATACCAAAAATGGATGAGGCAAAAACAGATGACACATATAAGAAAGTTGGCATTGGCGCTCTTCTTGGGGCTCTTGTGTTCAAGTTATTCTAACAGTCAATCAATTGACCCTGCTACCGGTAATTTAATTAATTACGGTACTAGTCCCACGGAAACAACAAGTACGTGGAATAACGGGGTATATGTAAATCAACTATGTTTCGGCTACGGGGATCCGGGTAACTGTGGCCCTAACCCTAGCATTAGAGAAGGCAACAATATTAACTTCTCTTTTGGTACTGTAGATTTAAATCAAATTGTTAACATAAACAAGGCTCTGTCTATTGGCGGTAGTGGCGTACAACTTAGCGGGTTCAACTTTGGCTTTATGGCAAAGAACGGTAACGGCTGGGACGATGGCAGGCAAGATTATTTGAGCGCGTATGTTAAGTTTTATAATTCAGCAGGTAGCCTTGCCTCAACTTATGATTACACGGATCAGACTAATAGACGATATAATTGGACACTGTTTAACTTTAGTGAAACATTTGCTAGCCCAGTTCTAGCATCAACCTATAGTAATGCACAAGTGGGGTTTGTAGGTAGAGATAATAACTTTTGGGCAGGTACGTATGGCCCTGAAATTTACAATGTGAACTTTAGTTTAAAATATTCAGTTAGACCCGACCCGTGTATTGCTGACCCGTTATCAAGTCCTACTTGTCCAGGGTATGCACTAGCTACTGTTAAAAATTCAATACTAGGATCCACAGTATCCAATGCATCTGTAACTTCGTTTGTGCCTGTGCCTAACTATGCGTTAGTTTCTTCAGGTCCGGGTACAGGTCCGGCAATGACAAGTATTGACTTTACTAACCCAGTTCCTCAACAACAAGGCCCAGGCGCTGGTCCACAAGGACTCCAAGGACCAATGGGGCCACAAGGCCTGGCAGCTGGCTCACAGGGGCAGGATCCAAATCAAAATCCTAGTGGCTCAACAGACAGTCCATCACAACCTGGCCCTGCAGCAGGCCCTGCACCCGGAGGCGGTCCTCCACAACAAGCAGGCGGTCCTCCACAAACAGCTCAGTCTGCACCGCCTTCGAGTTCAGGTCCAAATCAAGCGGGCCCGAGTAGATCTAACGATGGTCCTAAGATGACACCAGGTGCTGCATTGAGTGTGGCTCGTGCCGCGCAAGAAAAAGACAAAGCAGTACAAGCAACGGCTGTACAAAATGCGGCTAAAGCATTTGAAAATGTTGTACAAATTTCAAACACTACAAGCAATGCCGCAGTTAGTATGAATCAGGACATGAGTGCTAACAGTGCCACAGCAGCCGCACAGTTTTTTAGTCAGTCAACACAGACTAGTCAACAAACATCAGTACAGTCAAGCCAGGGCTCACAGCAACAACAGCAGTCTAGCACACAGCAGCAGCAAGGTAGTCGTGTAGTACAACAAGTGCAGCAACAACAAGAAACACAACAAGTACAAAATCAGTCATCAACGAATCTTGTACAAGTTCTGCCGCCGAAACAACAAGAAATTCAGCAGGCTCCAGCAACTAATTATAACACACAGTCTGCTCAAACTGCTCAATCAACGTATTCCACTACAACCATACCACAACAAGAAACACCAACAGCAGTGGCTATGTTAAAACCTACACCACCACCTCAAGTAGAATTGCAATCACAGGTTAACTTAGGAACAGGACTAACGGTAAACCGTACTCCGTTTGCGTACAATCCTTTAAATGTTATGAACTCAAATACGGGAGTACAACCTACACAGCCTGATACATCATACCAGCCTAAACTACAAGAACGTATTATAGAAGTTGAAGCGCCACCAATACAGACAGCTAGTTTTGGCGGGCCAAGCAGATCAGGTAATCCATTGAATGATCTAATACAATCTCGCATTGATTTACCGCAGACTAACATAGATCAACGTGCAGACACTGTGAAGAAAAATGTACAACCTAACGACTTGGCCGGTGGCGTTGATGTTGCCGCCATGGCACAAATTCCAAAGGGCTACGAGGTATACAGCATTGTGACACTACGTGATGCGCCTTTTTACAAGCCTGAAACAATATACAAAAATAACCGAACAGTTGACAATGCAAGAGTACTAAGAGGGTTAACAGGTGGCAGTGATGCTAAACATCAACAAATGGTTGATCAACAATACAAATAAGGAAGTAAAATGGCAGAAGAAATTAAGAACGTTAACGCTAAGATTGACGAAGCAGAAGCAGCAGTAAAGAAGTATGCAAGTAAAGATACTGTTATCAGTATTGGCGGTTATGAATTTACTCCTGCAAAACTTATGGTTGCATTTACCTTAGTATCATCCATACTGGGAGGATTGTACGGTGTTTTTGAAGTATACAAAGACTATCAAGGTATGAAGAAAAAGATTGCTGAGTATGTTACTCCTGACTTAACTGAAATCTATAAGAAGATGGAAGTGTTGGATGCTAATACCAGTAAGATGGTTGAGTATACTGATAGTATCAAAATAGATTTAAAGGGTGATGTACGTAGATTAGAAGGTGTAGTTGAGAACGTAGAGCGTTCTAGTAAAACTGATCAACGACTAACAGATGCTGGGATGAAAGAAATTAAACGAGATGTTGATGCAACTTTAAAAGACATCAACCGGGAACTGGTCAAGAATCAAAAAGAAACACAGACTGAAATAAGGTCTCTAAGAACTGAAGTAGATTCTAAAATTAAAAAGGCTTTGGATAATCCATTGTCAAACTAAAATGTTCGGTACTGCTCTTGCCATCTACATGTATGTACAAGCACCACAATGTATTAGGTGGGCTTGGACCGGGGACGTATACAACCGAAAAGTGGTTTGTTTAGAATGGCGTAAGCCTGAAAAAGGAGAGAAGAAAAAATGATAGATCCAATTACAGCACTAGCGGGAATTCAATCTGCTATTAGTATGGTTAAGAAGGCAGCAAAAGTTGCCAACGATCTAGGTTCTCTTGCCCCTATGATTGGCAAAATGTTTGATGCCAAGAGTACCGCAACAAAAGCATTGATTGAAGCTAAGAAATCTAAGAAAGGTTCCAACATGGGAACCGCACTTCAAATTGAGATGGCTTTAGAACAAGCCAGAGCTTTTGAAGAAGAACTAAAGTTACTGTTCATGCAGACGGGCAAGATAGACGTCTGGAATAAGATTAAAGCTCGTCAAGCAGAAATGGATGCAGACGATGCTAATGATTTAAGACTTCATAATGCCCAAGAACGTAAACGTAAACAAAAAGAAGAAGAGTTAAATGAATGGGGAATGATTATAGGCGCAGTTGCATTTATCGTATTCATATTTGCTATCGGTAGTTATGAACTGATACAATGGTGTCAAACAAGTGCAAGGTGTGGAAGATGAACGAATATCAAAAAACTTTTGATATGTGTCTAAAGATATTTGTGTATGGTAGTGTGGCACTATACTTTCTAGGGTTCTTAAAATTCTTACCTGATAACTTATCGGATAGATTGGTTAATGGTTTGATAGGTAGATTTCTACCTGGTTAATAAATAATAAAAGGAGAAAATTATGTTAGATATTTTACTTTGGGTAGCAGTAGGTGCATTTATAGGCTGGAATTTTCCACAACCATTCTGGGCTAAGATCGTACAAGAAAAACTACAAGCAATGATTGCTAAAAAATAAGGAAGCAGTATGGCAGAAGAAAAAAAACCTTTAAGTAGGAGTGAGCGTGAAGCTCAGATCAAAGACAAAGCAGGGTGGCTTATTACCGTACTTGCTGCACTTCTGGCTATTAATACATACATTGCTTCTGGCAATAGTTCTAAAGTATTAAACAATACTATTAAGGCCAACGATACTTGGGCTTTCTATCAAGCTAAATCCATCAAGCAGACACTGGCTGAAATGGCTAGAGACGATGCGCTTGAGAGAAAGCAAATTGAAAAAGCAGATAAGTTAACTGCTAAAATTAATAGATACGAGAGTGAGCCTGCAACAGGGGAGGGTAAGAAGGAGTTGATGGCAAAAGCACGTGCTTTAGAAGCCGAGCGTGATCAAGTTCGCAAATCTGGACCCTGGATGACATTTGCTGGTTCTGGATTCCAGATATCTATTGTACTGTTATCAGCCAGTATCTTAGCTGTTGCACCTGCTTTGTATGTAGCAAGTATTGTAGTCGGAGCATTATCTGCGTTACTGATGAGCCAAGGAATATGGCTCTGGTTACCACTAACTCTGTAAGGCAATAAATTCGGCTTCAGGTATTCGTACCTTGCCGTTTTTACTTCCAAGAACGATAACGATACGGCGGCCAACTTCCGTATCTAACATCATCACAATGCAGCCACCGGCTGCATTTGTTGTTCCGGTCTTACTAACAATAAAACTATGACGCTTACCTACGATAGGGTTGGTATTATTAAACGTCTGTACTTGCTTACCGGTCTTTACAGTTAAAACTGCTGTTTGACTAGCCTTAACAATCTCCGGGTAATGACTTGACTCGAACACTAAACGCAATAAGTCCAATGCTGTACTTATATTCATTGGACTGAGTCCGGTTGGATCAACAAACTTAGTCCTTAACATTCCCAGGTAGATAGCTTTCGAGTTCATGTACTTTATACATTCAAACCGACCACCTGGAAAATTATCACATAATACTTTAGCGGCATTATTATCTGACTTAACTAAAGCCATTTGAATAAGTTGTTCTCTTGTATACTTACCAATCTTTTCTTGCATATTTGGATTACTATCGATAACGGCCATCACGGTCATTAACTTAGTAATACTAGCAATAGATCTAACCTCTGTAATATTAGAACCCTCGATTAGGTTACCCTTATCATCAGTCTCTAACCAGCTCTGGGCAGTAATGTTAACTGCAAACGCATTACTAACAAACAGTAATGCAGCAAGTATAAATGCTTTCATTAGTTATACCCCAAGATAATATTTGGTGGTATAATAATAAAGGGTGCAGGGGAAGGAGTCGCACCTACGACCTCGGGATTATGAGTCCCGCGCTCTTCTACTGAGCTACCCTGCGTTATCGGTCTACAAGTTCCAGGGAAAACTGTCGGGATAAACTTGCGACTGTTTCTTATTTCCGTCAATAAAGAATCCGGCTTGAACTGAACCATCGTTTCCCCCTAGTCTGTAATTGAGTGTGTATTTACTTGAACACGCGTAATTGTCGTGCTTAATTTGATCTTTTAAAATATTATAGAATCTTCTATCACCACCCCATCCGAAATCCCAGATGTGACATACTTGACGATAGAAGGATGTCTTAAAACAATATGAACTAGTATCAATTAAAAAAACGTCTTCACCTACCCATGCAGGCCATCGACCTAAAGACTCACAATTATCAGCAGTTACATAATTTTTATCTTTATCAAAAATTTGTCTAAGCGAATAAGCCCAGTCAAGTTTTTTATCTTCAATTATATTTATAAGTGAGTCTACATGATCAGGTTCAAACCAATTATCCTGATCTAAAAAGAGAACATAATCGTGATTGATAAGATGGCCAAACCCAGCCATGATTCGGTGGCCATAAAAGCCATTTTTACCGGTATTAAACGGTAAGTCAACACGTTTAACTTTTCCGCCAGTAATAATTTTTGCATCATTTAATACCTCGTCTACTCTAGATGAAAACTTAACACCGTCTACAACCAGAAGGTGCTCTACCTCTTTGTTTGTCTGATTTAATACCGAATATACAGCATCAGCTAATTCAGGTGACCCTGTAGTAGGGGTTATAACTAATATACTCAATCCCAAAGCCCTCTGTAATATTTACCAAATAAAACTAGACCGTTTGAAATACGTTCGTCATGCTTTCTATAGCCTTCGCTATCAAATTCACTTGTATCGTTAGGACCCTTATCCCAACTGTACATAGTAGGTTTACCGTTCTCATCCCAGGCACATGGCGTGGTTATTCTATCAAATTCACCTGTATGGTATTGTTTATCCCATTCAGAGGTCAATTGCTCAAAGGTCCAAATCATTTCTGCTAGTACCCAGTCCCAGCGCTTATGCCAGTTTTCGTCTGTATCCCATTCGTTCTCTTTTGCAGGTGCTTCTGTAGAACGAAGATTCAAACCTTCAGGTACATCCCCATCGTCAACGGAAGGTGCCCCTTGCTTAGTTGCTTGGAGCTGCTTTAGCATGGGTAGGATGATCTGAGAAAGAGAAGTATCCATATTCCAAGTATCCCATTTATCGATCTTAACATAATCGATTTTAGGATGAACGGTATCTAGTACTTTTTGAATACCTTGGCAAAAAGGCTGAAGTATATTACTTAGCTTATCGATGAGTGGCTCATCGTAATCAATCTCACGCCAAAAGAAAACCTTCTCAAGAATCTTGTAGGGGCTGATCCAATGGTAGCGGTATTTGCTTAGATAGACTTTCATTTCTTGCTTCCCAGGTTTTATTCTTTAATATAATTGACTTATCTTCTTGTAAATCAAAGCTTATAACATCATCTACGCGCCAGTCATTTTCTGCTAAAAATTCCTCTGAAAACTGAAGCATTTGATCTTCAGACCCATCATCGGCAGCTACAACATCTAAGGTATACACTTTATTCACCATACTTACTCCAATTGGTGGGCTCACTAAGAATTGAACTTAGACTCAATCGATTATGAGTCGACTGCTTTACCATTAAGCTATGAGCCCATTATTTCAATGGGAGTTATTAATTAACGCAAGTACGTACTTCGTTTCTAATAACACCGGAAAACGGGTCTTGCACTTGCACCAAGCAAGAGTAATAGTTTCGAATAGGAAAGCTATAGATAGGGGGTTGCTGTATAATTACAGGAGCCTGCTGTACTATTACAGGCGGCGTCTGCTGATATATAACCTGAGGTTGACCTGCTCTATGCAGTTGTTGAATCGCCCACAGACCTGCAATGCCAGCAAGCGCACCTTGTTCGCGCTCGCCCCATGCAAAAGCAGAACTACTAAAAGCTAGACCAGCAATTACAGTTACAATAAATTTCTTCATCTGACTTCTCCTTAGTTGATGTATCAATTATATATCAATTCAGACCAGAATGCAACTGTTACGTTACTTTTTACGTAACACATCTTTACGCATTAGCACAGTGCGCTGCATGATGGGTTTACGTACTTTCACGTATTCAATACCATCAATAACGCGTACATCGTTGTAATCCTCACAAATCCACTCTTCAGAGTTCACGGGATTAACTAACGTTACGGAATAAGGTTTCTTTACTACTTTCATAATATTATGTACTATGACATGAAACATTATAGACCAGCAAGTTGAATGCCTGAACCGAATGCTGAATTATATTGATTATAAAGTTCCTTGACCGGTTTTGCACTCCATACAATTCTAGCCCTATCTACTTCAATAGAGTGATCTTCTGTGTAAGCGGCATAAGGAAACATTCCCATCATAGGTTGATCTGGATTTTGCCGCGATGGTACCATTTGAATAGCGCAGGGTTTACTTAATGTAAGTATTTCACTACCCGTTACATCTGCAATCAACTCTTCACCAGTAATCAATTTTACAATTTTAATCATGTTACAACAATCTCTTCTATAAATTTATAAGCACATTCTTCATTATAAAATATTTTAAAAAAATATGCAAGTGTTAACGGGTTATGAAAAAACACTAATATCTGATCATCGAAAACACTGGCTTTAATAACCCAGTTTTTTCTTCTAACAGGTATTAGTGAAAGTAAAATCATGTTCCCTTTGGATGTCTCATTCGGCTTTTGCGTACAGCGTTTCTAATTTCATACATCATATTTAGTAATTTTATAAGCATTAGATTAACCCTCGTCTAATTAAAACATCCATTCTTGATTGAAGATCTTTATGATCAACACAATCTTTAAGATACATTTCTATTTCATTTTGGTATGAAGGCGTAAACACTTTCTCTACCCATGACCAAAAATCTGACATTGAAGGAGTATGTACACCCCCGAATGCTTCTAGTTCTTTATACATAGCTTTTCCTTGTCTTGTGAACAATTTAAAAAGCCCCCGAAGGGGCTTAGTATTACAGGTCGCGACCTTCTGGGTCTTCTGTAAGTAGTTGCGGTTTAGTTTTTTTAGGTTTAGCTTCAGAAGTATCTGTAACTTCGATCTTCTTTGGCTTTCTGTGTTCAGGTATAATACGCTCAAGGAAGACCTTCAGCATACCATTGAACATTTCGGCATTTTGTACTTCGATTTGATCATCGAGCGCAAAAGTACGGGTGAAGGCACGATTTGCGATTCCCTTGAATAGGAAATTTTCCTCGGCTTCGTTTGACTGAACGTTACCCTTAATTAGCATCTTACCATCAACAAGTTCGATTTCGATATCTTGTTTGGCAAAACCTGCAACAGCTACTTCAACAACGTAAGTATTATCGCCTGTTTTTTTAATGTTGTATGGAGGGTAGTTAGGAATATTTTTTGTCATATCATCATGTATTTTAGCAAGACGAGTAAACTGGTCGTCAAAGCCAACAAAAAACTTATCCATGTCCTTAAATCCAGGACCAAAAGTCGTTAGTAATGTCATATTAAGCTCCCTTTTTAGCAGTACCAGTAATTGCATTTGCAAATGTTTGAGCTGTCAGTGTAATTACATCACTGGCAGACTTAGCAATTTGCTTTGTAAAGACACGCTGTGCCTCGACAAAATCAACTAAAGGTTTTTTAAGGGATTCTTCCTGTACAGTTTGTTTGAGGAAGGTAATTTTGGCGTCTTGAATTGAATCGATAGCCATGTTTGCGTAGAACATATAGTTTCTCCTATTAAGCGAGTTTAAAATTCGATACCCCGAAGGCGTATCATTAATCCAGCTTACCGACTACTGGGGTACCTTATCGTTGTACCGGCTTTAGACGCTCCTAAGGTAGAAGAGCCTGTAACGTTCCCATCCCGGGGATCTAATATTATATATGCTTTTACTCGTTAGAATCTACTCTTTTTTTACTACCAATATTATATTTGGTTTGTAGATCCCACTCGTGCTTATCTTTATACGCAATTACTTTAATCTGCGATAGAGGGGCTAGATCGGTAAATTTTGTAGCATCTATAATCTTTACCAGTTCCCAATCAGAGAGGAGCTTGGCAATTGTATTTCTACGTTCTAGATCGTTTTCTGTTAAGTCGGTCTGCTTTCCATCTAAGGCAAAGAGTTCCTTAAAGTGAACGATATAGTATTTTCCTTGTTTATGTAAAATATGGCAAGATTGAAAAAGAATCTTATCTTTTCTCGAGGCAACACCAATTCTTGTTAGTGTTTCTCTTACCTTAAGAAAATCATCTGGCTGAACAAGTAGGACTTCTAGGGGTGCATATCCAGGTAAGTCAATCTTGAAGTACTCGTTTGACATTATTAATTCCACCTTTTTCTAATTTTTGTTTTATCAGGTCAATTTGAGATTGATCTAGAAGGGGAAGTACTTGGCGTGCTTTATCTGTGCTATAACCATAGTATTGTTTTATTACTTCTATCGATTCAATCTTCTCAGCTTTAATCCACTTGTTATAGCGTTTCTTAGGCCTAATATTATTTATTAGAAATTGGAATTGGAGTTTCTTATCGAGATGAGGTCTGGAATTCATCTCGTTTGCCTGGATTACGGTATCAGCGCCGTACGAAAGTCCTTTATTTACAATGTATGGAGCATATTGCTTTTCGGCCCAATCATCTACCATAAGATCGTTCTTATTATAGGTGATTGCATTTATAAAATCGAAAGGCGAGATAGCTGGTGCCTTATAAGGCTCAATAACCATCTCTACTTTAGGTTCCCCGAACATTAGATTACCATTCTAATTAAACCGACTGTGTCGATTGTGGTGAGTAGTATATAGTTGGCGAGCATTCCAAATGATTTCCTAGTGTAAGCAGCCCAAGCATACAAAGCGCAGCCAATGATCCAAATAGGATACAAAACAATAAGCGGTGGGTTAGGGACTGTAGCGGCCATAGTGATACTACAACCAATACTAATGCCCCAAGCAAGCAACTCGATAGCAAAGCGTACAGGGTGAGAATTCCAATCATCTTTTATCCATTCAAATGTAGGTCTTAGTAATTCATTCATTTAAAATCCAGTCTTCTGCACGATCCTCAGCTTTGTTAATTTCTTTAAAAAAGAATTCTTTCTGGGTTTCAAAATAGCTATCTAGACACAATACCCGGTAACCACCACCGCGAGCAAATACTGCGGCGTACTTAAGTTTATCTTCTGAATAATGTTCACTAATTAATGTTGTCATTTTAACTCCACAGACGCCATAATTTCAGTCAGACATGCAACCAAGTTAATCTCTTGATCAGCTACAAAAGCGGACTTGTACTGATAATCGGCGATCGTTAGAACCAGTTGCGGTACTTGATTAGTTAACGGTACAAGCGTATCATAGATCTTACGGAACAAGGATACAGGGTCATTATCTAAGTTATTAACAACCCATGCGCGCATTTTCTTCCAATCTTTTTCTTTAATAGCATCAACAAGCTCTTTCATATTAGCTTCACTGACGCTAACTAAGATACCTTCATCAATAGAACCCGATTGTGAGTAGCGTTGAAGTTCGTTTAACGTTCTACGAAAGTCAGGGAAGTGCTTCTGCACAATCTTAACGATTACCTTTTGATCAAATGGTATAGCTTCTTGCTCTAGTATACTACATACACGTTTAAAGAAGCTAGCTGCAATAGTTGGCTTATCAGCGTTAGGAATCTTAAACTCAATTACAGCACACCTTGAATGCAAGGGTGGGATAATACGATTCTTAAAATTACAAGTTAGAATAAAGCGACAATTACTTGCAAACTCTTCGATGAACCCACGCAATGCAGGCTGGGTAGAGTTAGGATTTAAGTAATCAGCTTCGTCAAGGATAACCACCTTAGTATTACCAGTAAACGAAACAGTAGAGGCAAATTGCTTAATCTTAGTACGCAATACATCAATACCAGACTCTTCTGATCCGTTAATGATCATATAGTCGGTTTGAAGTTCCTCACACAGGGCTCTAGCTACCGTAGTTTTACCGGTACCGGCAGAACCACATAGTAACATATTCTGAATCTCACCTTTAGCAACCATCTGCTTAAAGTATTCTTTCTGAGACTCAGGTAAGATACAATCGTCAATCTTCCTAGGGCGATACTTTTCAACCCAGATAAAATGCTCACTCATATGCTACCCTCAAACTACTGAACCAGGTTCTGCTGCAATCCAATATTGTAGTTGTCTAGATTCGTGCTTAAAATGAAGGAACTTAGCTTTACCATTAGGGGTCTTAGCAACCGTAATATCATATGCATCAGGAATAACTTTTAGATTCTCAACTGCAATAAAGACATCAAAGTCATCAAAGGATGTACCAAGAGACTTCCTAAAGTTAGATGCGGTATCGTTCTTACGATCACTTACCGATAATACAACTGCTTGGCTCTTGCAAGTCACTGATACAGTAGGTGCACCAGTGATAGCGGCCGCTTTCATAATCATCTGAATATCTTCAGCTGTTACTTTAAACTTATAAACATCGATATGCTCAATCTCAGTAGTAGGAGCAGCAGTTACAATCTCAGGATTAGAATAGTAGTATTCAAACTTACCAGCCGGGCTAGTAATACCGATACACTTATCACCAAACTCAATATCCTGACTATCCGTCAACGTCCACATAGCCAGTAAGGAGTTCAAATCATAGATTGCAAACTCTTTAGGAATAGTTTCTTTGATAGTAGCTTTAGCAAAGATATTCTTTGCATTAGAGATAGTACTAACCGCATCACCTTCTTTAAATACAATATTAGTATTGATCGATGCAAAGTTCTTAAGCAACGCAATAGTTTCACTTCCAATTTTCATAATATAGTCCTTATAATTACATATTATAACGTCATTTCCAGCTCAGTGCTACTTCTTTCGTTGGCATGGGACCATTATATTTGTCGATACAATACTGTCTTTCTTTTGCATCAAGTTCTTGAAACTTAGGATCCCGAAATGCAGAAGAACCATGTTCTCTAAAGCAAACCAAAACATCATCTATCATTATAGGATCACCATGATAGTAATAAGACCGGTAGAAGTATTCACCATCTACAATCCACAATAAGTCATCATCCATCTCGATTGCGCAGTCTCGTCTTACGGCATAGTTAGATGGATTACCAGTAGTATTGTCTCCATTCACGTGCTTGTTACCATACCAAGGAAGTCTAGTATCAAAGTACTGAGACCTATCCTCATTGCAATGAGTAAACCCAGATATAAACCATTTACCTTCTGGTTTATTATCAAATGCATCACTTATCTTTTGTAACGCAAATGGATCTACAAAGAAGTCATCCATGTAAAGTAATTTTACAATGTCTCCTGTGGCATGCCGTACAGCATTATTGACATTGTTAGCAGCGTTCTTTTTCTCACTGGTATTTCGTACATATCGAATATTAAGAACGTGGTCAAAGGTATCTACTATAGATCTTAAGTTATCAAACGTGCTTTGATCTGAAATAACAACTTCAAAGTCTTTAAACGTTTGAAAGATTAAATGAGAGAGATATTCAACTAGAAACTTTTCAGCTCGGGTACCGCTCATGGTATAAACTGGACAGCATATAGAAATTTTAGACATAATCAACGCATACTCCGTGAATACCAAGTAACTTATATTTTACAAAATCTACATTAGGACCGAAATCCAGTAGAACTTGATTATAGGAAAATACGTTTTGAGGCTTAGGGTAAGTCCAAACATTTCCTTGAGATGTCAAAGTATAATCATCTTTATCATGGAGGAAATAATTAAAACCTCTGTACCTATACAACTCAGTACTTGCTTGGAGGTTCTTACAATGTACCCATAATCTTGTCTTCATTGATACAAGATAATCCATAGGGACAGGATATGTCGGTTCATCATGCCCAAGATAAAGATCGTTATTATGAACCCAAAGATCAATTTCTATATCGTGCCCTTGATTAATACAATAATCAATTACTTCGGGTTTATTTTCATTATCTGGATCAGGTCCAAATGTATTACCTCGATGACAAATAATTTTCATTAGATTAGCTTAGGTGCACCCAGTGGTTGTACGTTAAGGTACTTCCTCCAGGGTTGACCTTTATCAACGCGCTTAAGCTTCGTAAAACCTTTTTTACGAATAATAATATTATCACCTGGTTCGTACTTACCGTCAATACACTCTTTTACCACTTCAGCAACTTGTAACGTTGAAAGTCTGGTACGCTTATCTTCACCAGGGTAATCG